GGGCGTGTAAGCTGCAAGCATACTACAGTAGTAAAATGGCGAACCATTTACTAGGAACTTTAGTTTCAAGTTAGCTCGCAGAAGGGAAAAGCCTCGCAATTTGGCAGCCATGTTGGGGTCACTAAAGAATAGAGCCCAAGGAGCGAAAGTTGTTTTCACACCATTGGCAGCATTCTCAGGCCAAACGTACGACTCGATGAGACGTGGTCGGCCGAGGTACTTGGCTAAGTCTTGTGACATGCTCATGGAACTTGCAATTGCATTGCTTGACGCCTTGATGTCAACATGAACACTTTCTGGCTCATTCTTGAACACGATGGTCTCCTGAACGACGTCAGTGCTAACACCACCATTGTTCGAAGGGTTCGCAGCATCATACACTGTGTCACTTTGACAAACCGCGCGATTGTCCCAATCTTTGCGTTTTGCGTTGCGGCGTACTTTGCCATAGAGGTTTTTGATGGCTTTCTCAACAACGGGCAGGGCCATTTCCTGAAGCTCGTTGTGGTGCTTTTGTGTGTGTGTGTTTTGTTTGCTGAGGAGAGTATTTTCGACCTGAAGAGCCTCCACGGACTTCTTCGGCTTATGTGCTCTTTTGGGGGACAACCGGACCCCTACGTAAATACGCTCTTCGGAGGAACGCTCCATGGTGGTCGATCCCCAACAGTCCATTCTCCAGGAAGCTTGTAGCACAACTTCTTGACCCTGGCAGTAACTACTGTTGGTTTGCGTGGTTTCGGTTACATAACCGGGCACCAACTGCTTAGCCCGTAACTTCGGTGATGCGTCAACAAATCGACGGATCATTTGAGACCATGTAGGTCTCGGCATCTCTTTGAACCTGCACTCCTGTTCTTTAGAGATGTTGAGCGAATCAATCAGGTTTGAAATCTTGTCGAAGAACTCCCTACCATGAAAGAATGCTTCAGCCTGTGCAGAAGCACAAGCACTAGCCAATTGCTCTTCCTGGCTTGAGGACGTGGATGGAATGGTGTAAAGCAACATCTTATAGATGCTAGCACGTTCCAACGCAGCTACCTTGATAGGAAAACACTCGTGGTCAACAAACTTGCGTTTCAAAAATGAAACTTCCGACCAACTGATGTAGGGGATGGAAGCAGCAAGCTTGTCTGCCATGGTGTACTCAATGCCAATACTAGCAAATACGCTCTGAATAGACGTGTGGTTGTATTCGGGAACATCAGGGTGTACCTTAAGATACACATCGTCACCAAGGGTGTTGATGCGAACCTTCTCAAAGAACTCTGAAGCCCATCGACTGGTTTCGTCATTGCCGGTCCAAAGACCGGTAAGATATGACTTGCCAGATGATTCACGTTTGATCATCACGTAGGCATACAGGTGCAACAACTCGTTGCACATGCA